GTGGCAAAGCAAAAGTTCAAAATCACCAACTGGCCCACCTACAATAAAGCCCTCATCAACCGTGGCTCCATAACTTTCTGGCTGGATGATGAAGCTATTCAGGCCTGGTATGAGTCGGCAACGCCTTCATCACGGGGAAGACCTCAGCGCTATTCTGATCTCGCCATCACCACCGTTCTGGTCATTAAACGCGTGTTCAGGTTGACCCTGCGGGCTGCACAGGGTTTTATTGATTCCATTTTTACACTGATGAATGTTCCGTTGCGCTGCCCGGATTACACCAGTGTCAGCAAGCGCGCAAAGTCGGTTAATGTCAGTTTCAAAACGCCCACCCGGGGTGAAATCGCGCATCTGGTGATTGATTCCACCGGGCTGAAGGTCTTTGGTGAAGGCGAATGGAAAGTCAAAAAACATGGCCAGGAACGCCGCCGTATCTGGCGAAAGTTGCATCTGGCAGTTGACAGCAACACACATGAAATCATCTGTGCAGACCTGTCGCTGAACAATGTGACGGACTCAGAAGCCTTCCCGGGTCTTATCCGGCAGACTCACAGAAAAATCAGGGCAGCATCGGCAGACGGCGCTTACGACACCCGGCTCTGTCACGATGAACTGCGGCGTAAGAAAATCAGCGCGCTTATCCCGCCCCGAAAAGGCGCGGGTTACTGGCCCGGTGAATATGCAGACCGTAACCGTGCTGTTGCGAATCAGCGGCTGACCGGGAGTAATGCGCGGTGGAAATGGACAACAGATTATAACCGTCGCTCGATAGCGGAAACGGCGATGTACCGGGTAAAACAGCTGTTCGGAGGTTCACTGACACTGCGTGACTACGATGGTCAGGTTGCAGAGGCTATGGCCCTGGTACGAGCGCTGAACAAAATGACGAAAGCAGGTATGCCTGAAAGCGTGCGTATTGCCTGAAAACACAACCCGCTACGGGGGAGACTTACCCGAAATCTGATTTATTCAACAAAGCCTCGTCGAACTGGTTTATGACAAACGTAACGTTGAAGGGCTGGCAGGAGCCAGAGAGATTATCCTGGCAGAGCTGACGAAGCGAGTGCACCAGATTTTCCCTGCTGCCGAAGTGAGGGTGAAGCCGATGCAGGCGAATGGCTTGAATAGCGATGCCAGTAAAAGCGATCGGGAAAAGCTGAACCGCATGCTGGAGGAGATGTTTGAAGAGGCCGATATGTGGCTGGTTTCCGAGTTCCCGACAGTTCGCCAGGTTGGACTTTAAGTATTACTCGGGTAACACTCCCTTCGATTTCTCGCGATGAATACTTGGCAGCCAGCCGCAGTCATTTCTTGCATACTCGGGACTGCGGCATCTAAAATATTTACGCTCCACTAATTCAGCCAGAACAAACAAATCAGCAAGAGAAATTATATGAAAGATAGTTTGGCGGGGAATCTAAACAACAGACTCGATTCACTGCATACAATGCGCGGTCTGGCAGCAGTTACAGTAATGCTTTTTCATTTTAGCTGGATTTTAGATTCTGCGTATGATGGGCTAGGTAAGAGTTTAATGAAATATGGTTACCTTGGTGTAGATATATTTTTTATTATTAGCGGATTCGTCATAGCGATGTCTACTAGCAAGGTAAACTATGACATTAATGGTTGCTTTGTATTTGTTAAGCATCGTCTGAAACGTGTGCTGCCTGCATATTATTTTTGGTTATTTATTGCATTCATAACTGGTGGGGCAATGAGTACGTTCCATTATTCAGAAAAAGTAGAAAATTTGATTAGCGCATTCACATTAACACCAGTTACATCTCAGAACGGGCCGCTTTATCTAAACAATGAAAGTATGTACGGAATCAGATGGTCACTGATATACGAAATTTATTTTTACTTACTTGTTTCATTATCTATTTTTATTAAAAACAGAACTTTTGCTTTAGCCTTAATCATTATAGCAATGGTATTTGCCGTTCCTGCAATGATTGGCTTCTCACCAACTTTAAGTGACATTGGTATTGAGTCAGATAACAAATTCATTAATCTGGCAACAAATCCCATAATTATTTTATTTCTTTATGGTGTTATTTTTCAAAAGGCATATAGTCATATAATTATTTTCCCAGCACTCGCCAGAAGAATAATTGGAATTTTATTGTTGATAAGTTCTATAAGCAGTGTCCATTTTTCACAGAACATTACTCACGGCCCATTATCGGGAGGTTTGTATATGCTATTCCTTTTTGTAGCTTTAACTATAAATGAAGATCTTTTTAAAAACAAAACTCCGAAATTCGCTCTATTCTTAGGTGACATTTCTTACTCTCTTTACCTGATACACACATTAATGAATTCAGGATTAGACAAGCGCCTTACTGAAATAGGATTTCCTAACGGGTGGTTGAAATTTGGTTTGTATTGCTTTATTTCAATCATTCTTGCATATGCTTCATATAATTATATCGAGAAACCTTTTTTTAAAAAGAATGCAAAGCATGCGGTGTCTGGTTAAGTAATAAATGCAGGGGGTTATAGTAATTCCCCCTGCAATCAAAGAATTCTTAATCAGACGGGGATTTCAGGCCAGTCGATGTCCGGTGCCGTTGTTAAATCAAGTCGACGTAATGAAAGGCGATAAGTTTTCCATTTTGCCAGTAATTTTCTTTCATCATCGGTAATTGTTCCATCAGACTCTGCATCCATCAACATATCAATTTCAAGGCTAGCTTTTGCAGTAAGCGTATTACGATTAGCTTCTGCATTTCGTATCAGCAGTTCCTTTGAAGGTTCAGGTGGCGTCACCCATGCAGGAAGACCATCACTACCGACACCTCTGATCATCCCGTTTTCATTCTGGAAGGCAGCAAACTCGTTAAATACATCGTCTGATACCTCTACAGCATCACTAGGCCAGTTCCCCGCTCTGACATATGTAATCAAGTCAGTAATAAGGTAGAAAACATTTTTTGAAGCTGACCATGCATAATTGTTATAACCACTAATGGAATACTGTTTTGTATCTTTATTATAAATCGCCATATTAAACTCCTATTGCCTCGAAATACACGCCCGTATAACTACCCTGAAAATTAGCAGACAGCCCAACACCAAATGTAGTGTTGCTGGTGATTTGCCCATGCGCGGATAGAACATCCTCACCCGCAATCCGTCCTGCTGCACTTGGAGTAACGTTAAGACACAAGAAGGAAGAAGGAAACGCTAGCGGTAAGTTTACGCTGACAAAATCATTATCGCTAACAGCAACATATCCCCATTGTCGAATTACACCCGTTTCAAGGTTTTTTTCCCATGAAATGGTATTCAGCGATTTGCTGAATTTATTAGGCGGTGGGTTGTTTGGGCTATAGACACGCTGGCCATTTTCATAAATATTTCGAGATGCCCAGATATCATTTTGTGATACCACATCCTTACCCGCACCCGATCGAACAAAGCCACCCGCATCTACATTTCCCGTAACACCAACGCTGCCTCCAACACTCAAATCAGAACCGACAGATGCAATGGAGGTCACACTTAAATTTCGTTGGGCATAGATATCTCTGCCAGCCCATATATCTTGGCCTGATGAAATATCTTTCCCGGCACCAGATGTCACACTACCCGTAGCGGACATATTGCCGTTAAGAATGCCACCAGTTAAGGGATATGCCCCTACATCACTGGCTGTTGGTTTCCTTTGGTCATGGTAAAGCTCCGTCGTTTCGGGCTGACCTGAATATGATTTGTGAGCAGCAAAAACACGAATAGCAGCACCGTAGGAAACCGCAAACTGCCCCCACTCCTGAGTTGTGGGGCCTGCGGATTCGATTGCAACAACACTTTCAGGATAAAGGGTGCCAGGCTGAAAGGGTTCGTAGAAAAAACTACCAACATGCTCTTTGCTGGCCGCACTCTGGCTATCTCGTGACCCTAACCCATAAGAACCCTTAACCAGAGCATTCTGTAATCCAAGATATTGTACTACCTCGCTGACAGACCCCTTCCCTATGATATTTCTCCCCACCAAAGTCAGGTCTGTCAGTGCTGCAATATCCGCGTCCGTAAAATAGGGGACTTTATTCGGACCAGTTTGCAACCTGGCGAGCGCTGTGAGCGTGGCATCCAGCGGCTGTGAAAGCGCATTAAGGGCTGCAATCAGTTTCGTTTCAAACCCAGACAGACTACCATCGTCCAGTACATCACTATTGGTTTTGTCACTGATAAACTGAGCGAGTGCAGCTGCAACGAAAGATGCCTGTCGCAGGACTTTGTTAATTTCGCTAGCTTTTGCAACTCCTGCGGTAAATCCGGTAGAAAGGGCTGCCAGAACCTCATAGTCAGCCTGTGAAATAACGTTAGCCCCACCAGCTATTGAGAAGGGCTTAAACTCGTTTTTTGCCATTTATTAGCTCCAGTATCCGGCGTCATAACCGGCGATAGCGATACTCTGTGTGTCAAAACCAAATAGAGGACGAGCGGGATCAATGACATTGAGATTTTTAACTCTCACGCCACCAGCTTTGATATTCAGCTCACCTGCTTTGATAACGGAAATAAGCTCAGCCGATGTATTGGCTATTCCATTAATGGCGATAGCATTTATCGTGATGCTCATGTCCTGGTTATCGATGATCTGCATTTCTATTCCGGAACCGGCAAAGATGGTTTCGAGAATGTCCTCAAGATGGCCGATCGTGCCATCCCAGGTGTTAATCGCGATTTGCGCTTTCAGTACCACACGGTACGTATCGTCACTCAGACGGGTGAAACCCGTATCAGGGTCGAACGGGCCTTGCCAGCTACCTTGATCCCATCCCAGCCCTTCGGTGTCCCAGGAGAAATAGACGTCTGCGATAGGTACGCTCACTGTCCGACCACGCCCCACCCACTCACCAACGACGTCGAGCTGCACACCTATGGCCCGATCGAGGTCAAACGCAGCTATAAAGCTTTCCTGTGCTTTTACGATGTCGGTTAGCGGCCGGGTTATTAGATCAACGTGTTGTTCAAAAAGAGGCTTAGTTGCGTGGTAATTCGTTATCCGTTCTGTGTATTTGCTCATACTGGTGTCACCTTAATGTTGGCAACGCCCCCAGCAGCGGCTTCGTTAAACAGAATGTCCACGTTCGCCGCACTTACCCCGGCGGCCGTCTTACCAATTTTAAGTGAGGTGATATCGTAATAACGGCTGGCCCCTCCACTCATTACCCCGAGGTTGGCAGGTGAATAAATCCGGCTGATGAGTACATTCTCACCAATACCGAGACTGTTGATGTACTTTGCAATCTCCAACTTCATCTGATCAGCAATCTGCGACGTATACCCCGGGTAGGTGGTCAGTTCAATATCAACAAATACGTTGACGATTGTTGGCCTGCTGAACCTGATTGTTTTCGGTTCCCCGTACTTGCCGGTGATGTCGACATTAGTGGTACCAAAGGTGAAAGTTCCCTGGTCCTTCTTCTTAGAAAGGACAGTGGCTATTTCAGTAGCGTCGCCGCCTTCCACCACTGCACATATTGAGTGTTGCGGCAGACCATTGCTGTCAGTGGTGTCCGTGTCGTTCTCGTAAATACGTACCCGTGTTACACCGGAAATATCCAGCAAAGAACCGTCCATACCGTCAATGGTCGTCTTGGAAGGTAATGCTGTGCTTCTTGACTGCCTGGCACGTAACTGCGGATCGTTTTCCCCGGGTTGCCCGAGCGTGGCCGCTGCCGGGTTGATGGCCGTTCGCCAGCCTCGGGTAGGGGTTGCAATGTTCCTGATGGTACCAGCCAGCGCAGCAACTGCACCGGGTGTCGTACACGTAGCGGTTACGGTCACGCTCTCCGATGGCGGAATATTGATGTTTGTTGGTAGAGCCCATAGTTTCCCATTTTCATCTCGCACCATGCCTGCAGTGATGAGCGTTCCGGGCTCACCTTCCAGAACAAGATCTGAAGTTGAGTTGGTGGCTCCCTTCCTGGCAATGCCGTTAATTTTTACGTTGCTTGAAAGTGCGCGACCGATACCAGTTGACGGAGAAAAGGAGTTATAGACTGCTATAGCCGTGTTGTTGGCATCGTGAATAGCCAGAGCATATATAGCCACCATCTGGCCGTCTTTGCTGTCTGGCTCCAGATAAGCATCACTACCGTAAATCTGCCTGAAATAGCTGGTCAGTGTATCAAGGATTGTCTGGTAATCAGGCGCACTAATCCCCTGGGCGGTTACCGTTGCCGATAGCCCCAGCGTGTCGAGGTTCAAAGCCATTTATGCCTCGCTTGTTACAGTCGTCTGGCCGTAGATTGTGTCAATGGAGGAAGTGAAGGTGACGCGGCGGCTGGTGCCGTCATAATTGGTATCGAAGGAAAGAATCGACAGAACGCCCGGCGTGTCCTGAATGCGTTCGCGTATAGCCAGGATGTAGACGTCAGATCGCTGTTTACCCAGCACTGATTGAACATACGGAGTGCCTTCCGTCAGATCGAGAAACCACTGACCGCGCCACAGCTCGAAACGGGTTTTTACTGCCTGGGCGACACACTCCGGGCTGTCGATAAGGAAGGTGTCGTCACCCTGCCCGAAAGTGTAATCGCCGTCAGCATCTTCGCGACGGTATCGCATAGATTAACCTCCCAGCGGCTTAGTATTGCTTCCGCCGCTCTCAACGCCGCCATGGGTATGCTTATCCACGATAGAACCGTCCACCAGCTGCAAGCGACCGTCAGACAGTATTTTGAGCCCGTTAAGGTTGAATCCACCCGGCGCTGTGCCATTTATTGCCCCGTTGGATGGGTTAAGGCTTAATTTTGTGCCGCCGTCATCGCTGCGCAGCTCTACCGAACTGGTGCTGATGCCGCTGATTTTCTGCGCTTGCGACTGCGGGCCAACGATGGCGAACGCATCAGATAAGTCATGCTGGCGCGGGTCGACAGTCTCCTGAACGCCGCCGCTCTGCCACCAGAAATCGATGCAACGGTCGGCAAAGATCAGCAGGCACTCGTCGCCTTCTTTAACCGGAAAGGTCAACGTGCAACCGCCGCCACGCGGGAAGATAACCGGCACATCCACCAGCGGTTTTAATTCGGTGGAGCCATCGCCAACAATACCGCGAAGCGCTACCTCGACTGTGCAGGTTACAGTTTCAGGATCGAACGACTGAATGATGCCGGGCATCGCTACGTGCATCTGGGTAGACACCGAATCGGCAATGGCCTGCGCGGTCTGCTGCTCGCCGCCGATCTGTGATTGAGTTGGAATTGGCATAAAAACCCCATAAAAAAACCCGCTCGGTGGCGGGTTATAATTTTCTAAAAATATTAAAGAGCCATTTTAAAGTAATCCCATTTTTCTGGCAGCTTCAATATTGTAAACATCTCCACGACCACTACACGGGGCAGCTAATGTAACCATTTCCACATACCCTTTATTGCCTTTCTGTTGGCATATGCTCGCATGCATTTTCGCAAGCCTTGCCGCATGCTCGAAATCTATATAACTATCAAACGAAGCTTCACTTAATGCGGTATATTTTGTTTTATCAGGTATGCTATTTATTTTTAACATGCCAGAAAAGTCATTCAACGCTTTAGTTAAATTAGACATGCAAATATTTTTATAATTAGCATTATCATATGCAGAAGCTCTTTTGCATTCTTCAGCGTATCCAGTGATAGCGATTTGTACACGTCTCATTGTTAAATGATAACCACCGACTTTCACATAAACATTATCCATATTCTGTGAATTTGGATAACGAGTAACAAAGCCCAAATTGTTAAGCGCTCTACTTAGTTCGTTTCCACTTGAATTTGAAGAATCAACATCTAACTTTTCCACTTCTACTTCAGGGTGCGAAGCTTCGAAATTTTCAGCTTCTTCTTTTTGTTTTTTTAACCGATTTTTTTGATTTTCATCAACTTGCTTTTCATACTCAACTCTTTCTTTCTCTTTTTGTGCCAGCCATTCCCTTTGTGCATTAACACCATTAGGGTCCCAACTGCATGAAGTCAAAAACATTGAAAAGAAAATGGGAGTTATTGCAAGCATATTCATCAAAAATTCATCCTGCGGTTTTGTTTATGGACGCTCCTGATTGCAAATCTCGCGCCCCCCTCGCAAAGCACATTAAATCCATGTACCACGCCTGACCTCTGGTGTCCCCAGTATAGTCGATAGCTTTGACGATATAAACGCCATCCGTCGCAATACTGGCTGCCTGTGACGTTGTACCTGTCAGCACAAGGTTGCCATTCTCTTCTGTTTCGGTGATACGTCCAGGCGACTGCGCAATTTCGCTATTGCCGAGCGCGGTGCGGTACACCGAAGCCTGATCGAGCTGGATAAGGCCATTAATGCGAATGTTCGGGTTTATCAGGCACCGCACATTTACGCCGCCGCCCATCGTCTGTTGCGGCATACCGATCAGGCCAGTATCGGCATTCAGCACGATGGCTTCGTGAATATATTTATCCTCCGGCACCATCTGAACCTGACCATCCACCAGCTGCCATGTCGCTTTGCACTGCGCAGCAATATTATCCATCACGTTACGGGTGGATGAGTAAATCGCGCGGCCACGAGGAAACACGGTATCAGGAAAGTCTCCGGTAATGCCCTGCGTCACGCCGAACGCGTTGAAATCCTGCATCGTCGCCCGGTGCAGGTCGGCAACAGTATAACCGGCTGCAAGCGTGGTGATGGTAGTCGCGTAAAGGAACGCTTCGTGGTCACCAATGGCCTGAATCAACACCCAGGAATCGGTAATGTTGTCCTTCCCGGTGACGGTGAAGCGAATATCGCCGTCAAAAATCAGGCCATAGTTCTGACCGTTCACCTGCCCTATCTGGTCTGGTGAAATTTCCCGAGCGACACCTACCTGGCTCGCATCAACATCCGGCGCTATGCCGTCATACCCGGCAATGATGCGAATTTTGGCAAACTCCTGCCCCAGTATCTTGTTCGTGGTATCGGTCGAAAGGTTGTAAATTTTCACGTTTGCCACGCGCGGCCAGCGTGTGTCTGCCCACTCGATCTGGAACGTGACCTTAAAATCAGACAGGGAAACGCCCTGCCCGTTCTGGTCCAACAGTTGCAGCTCAAAATGGCGCATCCAGTTAAGAGACATTTCTACTCCTGTACGAAAATGAGGTGGCTGTATGTGCCGAGGTTGGTTTTGGTGGGCTCGTCTGGTGCGCCCTTATCGGTCGCCACCACCAGCGCGCCATCAATGCCAAGCTGTGGATATTGTCGTAATAGGTTCACGCCGGTCAGGAGAGGTACGCCAGAAAGAAGCGCAGCGCCGCCGCTATCCATCACGTCCATAATCCAGCCAGCCGCATCACGCCAGATAATCCTGAGCGTATACGTGGTATTGCCCAGCAAGACGCGGAACTGCTGATTGTCAGGAGAAAGCGGTATTTCATTAAACTGCATATTATCCCCCGAATGCTGATGTAACGGTTCCGCCCAACTGGCTCAGCAGCGATTCATTTGGCGGTGTCGTGGATTTCGTCCCGGAATTCTGGACCGCCGATGTGCTGACGCCATCCTGCATATCGGACTTATCAGCAACGTTTACGCTTTGCGTTTGCGACATGATCACTTCACGCAGGGTAAGCGTGCAGTTCAGCACGTTTTCGCTGGTTTTGTCCGTTGTCACCTCGATGGCTCGCACCAGCATATTGCTGTACACCCGCTTTCCGGTCACCACATCGAACGGCACCCGAGAGGACTGGAGATCCAGCAGTTGCTGATAGGTCTCTTTCGGGCTCAGTCCGGCGCTGAGGCCGATTGAAGATGTATCAATGAAGTCAAGCAACGAACCGCCACCAGCGAAGCCGCATTCCATTGTGACTTCGCTGGGGCGCTTATACGCATGATCGGCGATGAAGCCCGAAGCGCTATTCGTTGTTGGCTTCTCCACCGGATGCTCAGTAATTTCGAGCGCATCAGAATGCTTTTCGGAGACGACCACGCTGGGGATCAGCAGGCCAATTCGCCGGGATTGCTGGCGAAAAATCGCTGATAAAATATCCATTATCTCGGTCCTGCGGGGAGTTGCTGGGTTAGCTGTGAGTTAACACCCTTCTGACGATCGACAGTCAAACGGGCAGCCTCGCGCGGATCGGAAACGCCGTGGATGTTAATGTTCGTTTCCTGCTGAATAACCGGGGCGCTGGTGGGCATGTTGCTCATTACTTTCGGGATGTAGTTACGCGTTTCCTGCGGCATCAACCCCATGCCATAGCGCTGAACGTTTCCGATCCCCCAGTTATACGATGCCAGCGCTTTGCTGAGGTCGCCGCCGTTCTGCCGCAACAGCTGGCTAAGGTACTTAGCGGCTGCCTGAGCTGACTTTTCCGGGTCGAACACATCGTTACCACGCAGGCCCATGTCGCGCGCGGTGACATCCATAAACTGAAACAGCCCCTTTGCACCTGCGCCGGACATGGCGAACTGGTTACCGCCTGACTCGGTGATCGCGACGCTTTTCAACAAGCCAGCAGGCAGCTGATAAAGAGATTCCAGCTTATTGAACATTGGCCCCATCCAGTCGAGCAAAACCTTGCCCTGAGTTGTCGCCTGAGGTCGCTTAACGGACTGCGCTCGCTGCTCTGGCTCCAGTCCCATTTCCTGAATTTTGTGCTGGATCTGCTCGTCAGTGAAAAAGTCTTTGCCAGGATTTTCCTTTCTAAGCGCCTCATATGCCTGCTGCCTTTCAGGTACGATATTGCTGCCTATACCGCCAATCGACGCCATTTCTTCACTGGAGGTCGGCGTATTGTTGGCAGGAATGAACATAAGCAACCAGGGGTTCTTGATTGCCAGCTGCGCGATCCCCTGCGCCAGCTTACCCAACCCACCAATAGAGCCGCCAATTGCCTTACCGAGCCCCATAAATCCGGCGACAAGTCGCCCGATACCAGTAAGCATGGAGACCAGCTTCGCACCTGCCAGAAAGCCAAACAGGATAGTGAGCGTATTTTTCCAGCCGCCCAGGTTGTCCTTGAGCTCCAGAAACTTATCGCGTAACCATTTAAACACCTTTTTTGCCTGCTCAATCTCTGGCTGCCACTTGGACCAGTCGATGAGGCTTTTCCCGCCCTCTTTCCACGTCTGATAATCGTCATACAGCAATCCAATCGCCAGAATTAACGTGGTGATCAGGCCGATAGGTGATTTCAGAAACGCTGCATTGAGCAGACGCCAGGCGATGAGAATTGCGCCAATAGTCATCAGAAACTTTTTGCTGCCATCGTCCAGCTTTTTCCACCAGTCAATGACCGAACCAGCCGCCTGTATCACCCGCCAGGCCATTCGCGTGAAGGCGTTCGCAAGCCAGATCACGCCTTTAATGACTTTGGTCAGCGTCTCTTCAATCTTCGGAAAATTGTCGAGGATGCGCCGCCGCAGGCTGTCCAGCGAACCAGCCAGGCCACCAGCGAGGTTTGAGCCGATCTTGTCCCGCATGATGCCGAACAGCGACGTAAGCCCGCGCATGGACGTCATGAATTTGTTGGACTGAACAGCCGCTTTATCAGCGTTGAACCCCGTCTTTTGCAGCATCGACTGGTAATCGGCGGTAAAGCCATTCATGCCGCGACGCATCGCCATCAGCGTGTTTTCATCGATGCCGAGCATCTGCGCGTATTGCTTCGCGCGGTAATACGGCATGTTGTTGAGCTTTTGCCCCACGCCAGTAAAGATGGCCGCAGTATCACGCATCTTTCCGCTAGCATCGCGGGTCTGGACGCCAAGACGGTTCAGGAACCCTTCCGCCCCCGGATTGCTACGCATGAAACCGGCCAGACCTTCGAGGGAGGACATAGCCGACTCGGCGCTGGCACCTGTTTGCGATGCGGCGTAGCCCAGCGCTTTGATGCCCTGGACGCTGGCCCCCGTCCGCTGGGATGCCCAGTAAATTTTATCCAGACCGTTCGCGATCTGGGTGGTAAATCCGACAATGCTCAGCGCTGCGCCTTCCACCACCGCACCGACCTTCAGAACGTTCGCGGTAACGCCTTTCAGCACGGCTTCGAACTTATTGGCACCAGCCTTATCGATATCGAATCCCAACGAAACAAGGAAATCTTTAATCGTATCTGCGTTACCGCTCATTGGCCGCTCTCCATTTATCTACCCGGGCATCGTTATCCTCGCGCATGTCGAGGTAGTCATTGAGAAGCGCGATGCGGCAAAGGTCTACCGCACCGCTGTTAAGGTCTTTCTGGTCAATATGGAAGGCAAGCGCCGGACGAAGAATAAAATCTTCACCGCCCGGCAGGCTGTTGAAGGTTATTCCGCTGGCGGGGTGGGCGTCTCGCTGGTAGGGAGTCCTTGCAAAAAATTTCCCAGCGAGTCGGCGACCACCCGCGCCACCAGTTGCAGCATGGTAAGCAGGTCGATATCGTCAAACGCCATTTCGCCATGCTGGCAGACCGGCACCCAGCCTTTCATGTGCTCACGTGAAACAACGGAAAGGCAGGGGAACAGGATAGCGTCCACGTCGCCATCACTCAGATCGGACACAGCATTGGCAATCTTTGGCAGGATGGTAGCCATCGCGCCTTCAGTGTCTTTGCTGCTGATCTTCTCCTGAACGCTCCGGAAGTCCGAAACCATCCCGGCCAGAACCGGCAACAGCTTGCGGGACACCTTCAGTTGTTCGAAAACGCTAAGCTTTGCGGTGCGATATTTCACGCCTTTAATTTCAAATTCCATGCGTTAAAACTCCCCGAGCAGCTGGTCAATCTTGCCGCAGTCGAATACCCAGGCGACGGTTCCGCCCTCTTTGGCGTTATTGAAATCAGGCTGTTTCTGGAATGCACACGAGCGCGCAGTAGAAATATCACCCGATGCCGTGTTGCGAATGACGATCACGTTATTGCCCCAGGTGGCAGAGGACTGGCTTTGCGCGTTATACGCCAGAGACAGCTTTTTGTTCACCGGGGAGGTTTTCAGCAGCGTCACCGTAATGGTGCCTGACTTATCGGCGTGCAGGCTGTGCATCACTTCGCCATCGGCACCAATGGTCATGGTGTTCTTGTTGCCGCCCATGGTCTGGGTGATACCTTCCTCAGAGTTCGCAGAACCCTGACCAAGATCGATAACGCCGGTCGGCCCGGTGAGCGACGCGGTTACATCGAGAAAAGAATAAGTTGCCATTTATCGCTCCTTAGCGAACCACGTTGATCTGCACATCGGCATAATGAACTGCGCCAGCCAGCTTACAGGCCACCTGGATTAACGGTGCTTTGCGCGCTTCGCGGTCGGCCTGCGCCTGTTCGGACAGCGGTTGCGCATACACGTAATAGCCTTTGGTCAGCGTATCGCCAGAATTCAGCTGTCCGATAGGGCCACCATTCCACACGCCAGCCGCTACCAGACCGTTCGTGACGGACTGATCCATGGACTGTTCAACGTTGGAAAGCAAGCGCGTAACACCAGCATCGGTCTGCGGAATTTTGGTGGTGCTGGTGTAAAGCAGGTTATAGAGGTTGGTCTGAACGTAGTTCTGCAACCAGTCGAGCCCGTGGCGCTCGTCGAAGAAGTCGCCATTCGCCATAACACCCTGTTGCAGGATCGCAGTGTCGTTGGCGTAGTACACGAACACGTTCGCATTCTTCGTATCCACCGCAGCCGCCTGGCCTACCGTCAACGTTTCGTAGGTTACGCTTGGTTCCTGTTTGAACTTCAGGGTAATGGTGGTATTGCTGCCGTTGAAATTGACAGTAAACGCACGACCGAAAGCAGAAATCGCCGCGTAAGGGCTGCTGGTGGAATACTGAATAAAGGTACGGGCATACTTGCCAGCCTTTAATTTCGACGCAACATCGGTCGTCGAAGTCGTGCTGATAATCTCAGCGTCGGCAGATGTTACCCCGAAAATGCGGCTCAGGCTGGATGCCTCGATGAGTTTAGCAACCTCAATCACGTCGTCAGCATCAAGCACATCATCGCCATCAGCAACATCATCAGCGACAACCAGCCCATACCAGTTGGTATATTGCAGGCAGGCATTAACAGCTTGCACGATGGTTTCCACGCTTCCACCTTCGGAAGATGTCAACGTCTTCGCCCAGCGACCGACATAAACCTGCGTCGGCTTCGGCGACTGGCTGAAGAAAACCTGCGCTGCTTCATATTCCGGGCTGTCGATGCCGAAATCCTCGCCAATGTCCTCAACGGAAGCATAGAGGCGAACGCGCTCTTGCACCGGAATGACTGTGGAAGAACCAAGGATCAGCAGCGCGCCGAAGTTACGACCAGTAGCCGCTTTCGGCGAGATGATCACATCAACGTTTACAACGTTGGATACAGGTAAGCCCTGCGTCATAGTTTATTCTCCAAAAAAGGTGACTGGCGCTTCCACCAGCGATTTGATGCCGTACTCGCGCACAACCTTCCGGCGCAGGCGCACCGTCATGTCGTAGCGGCGAACCCATTGCTGGTTGATAAGTTCGGGGAAAGGGGTTAGACCGGTATAGTCGCCCAGGGACAAACCAAGCGCGTTCAGCTCAGCATTGTTTTGTGGGACAGATATGCCATCGCGAAAGCGGGACGCATAAGACATACCAGCCGGGCCATAGAACGACGCCATGCACTCGAACGTTTCATGCCGCCAGAGCTGAGCGCCCTCGTCGGTCTGATTGGTGAATGCAGGACTGTTATCTATGGGCCACCCGGTAACGCCGAACGCGCACCAGTTCGTTTCAACTGACGGTAGTGATGGCTGTTCTTTCTGCCAGCGCGGGCGAACCATCCCCGCAGGCAATCCGGAAACATTGCGCATCCATCGGCTTAGCAGCCTGTCGAGCGCTTCGTCATAATCAGGATCGCCGCTGGTGGGTGTCAGCCAGCCGCGCTCTGTGCTGGTGTTATTGCTCAACGGGAATTCCCCCATCAAACGGCAGTAATTCACAATGCGCCTGGACAAAGCCAGCACCGTAAGCCGTGTACTGGTCGACGAATGTCACACGATAATCACGGTTCTGGTACGTCACGATATCGGCATCAAGGCCAGTCTGCCCCTGCGTAAGTCGTTCAGTCGTCACGATGAGAATCGCGCCACTGATTACTTGCCCGGACTGCATACGACGGTTTTCCAGGGAGCGGTCAACAGTAACAACCCCGGCAAACTGCGTTTTAACTTCGCTGTCGCTGCCGATCCCGTCCTCGTCCACCGTTTGCGCGCGACGCGTTACCCATAAGTTGAAGTCGCAAAAATCGGGGTCAAAAAGTACGTCCGTCACATCAAGAGTCGGCATCTTTATCCCTCACAACATGAGTTATCGCGGCAAGATATTTACCTGTATCGTAAAGAGGCTTAGCCAAAGCGGTGCCTGGGGATTCGCCAGCAGCCCGTCGCGCAAGTTCCGCTTTCGCACCTTTGCGACCACGGCGCGCGCGTGCTTCAACGGTGCTATCTGCAAGCGGAGTAAAATCGGCAGCTTTGATGTAATTTTTCACACCTCTTGCTGCCTCTGTACCTGCACGGTTGAGCGCTCTTTCCGCAGCCGCCGCATTACCATCAAGCGCAGCCTGCGCCGCTGCTTTGAGCTGCGGCACTGTCTGTTCCTCTACGGATTTAACGCCGGGGACCAGGTGCGGGCGTGGGGGGATGTTTTGCGCTGGTGAGCCGTATTCGTTGACGTAACCGATCCCGGCATTGCCAAACGGAACATCATCACGCTCACTGTCTTCCGAAGGGATACCGACCAGCACATCCTTTTTGGTTAGCGACCTGAGCGCATCCAGAATGGCCTGAGCGTTATCCACCCTCGTTGTTACACCGCTTTTGAAACTCATAGCTGGCGACCGCCTGCACCGAACATCGTGATCAGCTGATAAAATTCAGCGCCATATCGGGTGTTATTCCAGAAGCCTGCGTCAGGGTTTAGCGTCGCGCTGGTGTCATAGCTGACGCTTACCTTGTCAACGGACTTAGAGGACTGAACACCATTGGTTGAACCGCCCGGGCCGCCAACCAGCATTGCCCGGCTATCTGCGGCCCAGAGCGTCATGTAGTGCGCCACGAACAACTCGACAAAGTACGGAAACAACTTTTTGCCGGTGATGTTTTCGCTAAGCAGCACATCAGCCAGATTCAGACGAAACTGGATTTGTGCTTCGGGATATTTGGCAGGGTCAGCAAACTGCGGGAAGTCGCGGCGAAAATCACTTACCGTTGGTAGACTTTGATTCTTTGGCATCTTTCGCCCCATCACCGCCAGTCTGGGCGGCAGCAATCTGCGCTTGCAGGCTGTCGTTCTGCTCTTGCAGCTTGAGCAGTGCTTCTTTCAGATCGGCAATCAGCTGATCTTTGTCGACAATCTGCTTATCTTTATCGGCAATCTGCGCTTGCAGGCTGTCGATAATGGGTTGCAGATCATCGGTGCCGCTGATCACGCTATCGGAAAGCTCAGAGTGAGCCTGAGTGAACCAGTGCGACGCAACCTCTTCCGGTACGTTATGCCGCCCCCGACCAAACTCCTGTTTGGACTGATCGCCGAGCGTCAGCGTAAACGGGGTGTGAACATGGATGGTAACCAGCTTTTCTTTCGCCATTTTCAGTTTCCTTCTGGCCCCTTTCGGGGCCGTTCTGGTTATCAGATACCGTCCACGTAGGACAGGGTTTCTTTATACACAGGCTCAACCGCACCGAGCTTGCCGTAGTAGGTCGCAATCTGGTACAGACCGCGATACTGGACAGGAACGCTCTGCAACGGCACCAGCGGATAGCGCACGTATTTCTTGTCGTTGGTGTAGGCGACCATACGGTCTTTACCGCCAACCCCGCGCGCTTTCAGCCATTTGACCGCTTTGATTTCCAGCGGAACGCCGTTCTGGTGGAAAGCGATGGTGTTAACCGCCAGATAGGTCAGCAGTGACTGGTTACCCGCTTCGGAAACCTTACGGCTCGCCAGCAGTGAATACTGCTCTGGTGGAATGCGCAGATCAGAAGGCACGACGGAATAACCGGATGCTGCCCAGGCATTCGACAGAATGCTGTTAACGCTATCGAGGATCTCGTCGTTGGTGGAGTTCGCCCAGGTCTTCGGCGCGTTGTTCAGCGTCACACCGACGAGGTTTGCCAGACCTTTCAGGCCGAGCGCGTCATCGCCGATGTAAACCTGCTCGTCGTTGTCCATCTGCCATTTGAGCTGCATCCCTTCGTACTTCTGGGTATCAATCGGGCGGCCAACCTGTTCAGCGGCTTTAAGCTCGATAACCGTCCAGCCCAGCTCCATGCCCCAGAGGTTCAGCGGATTGCCGTCTTTGCCGATATCAACGTTCACGCCAGCAATGGCGGTAGAGTCTTTACCTACCCAGTTTTTACCGTTCGGATTTGCGCCAGTACCCGCAGCGCCAAAGCTGGTGTTAGTCCAGCTGGAAATGTCATCTGCGATAGAGACGTCTTCACGCAGCTGGATATCTCGTGTCCAGGTGTAACCCACCAGCGGCAGGTTCAGCGTCTGGTCGAGTCGCTCCAGCTCCCCGATAAGAAAGGCACCAGAGCCATCAACGGTTGCCTGATCAAAAGTAATCATTCGTCTGTTCCTTAAATCTTCCAGGAGATTTCTACATTGCCGTTAGCGTCACCGGCCCCTGTGAATTCGGCGTTGGTCAGCGCCACGTTTTTGCCACTGACGGACGTGGACATAAAGCCGCCCAGCGGCACGTCGATGGTCGAATCGAGCGAAACAACCACGTAGACAGGCGCGCCTTTTTTGATGGTACTGGCATCGACGCCAGATCCGAGGTTAACGGTCATGTAGCCACGCTTCATGGCGTCGCCCGGGAAGTTCTTATCCGTCCCTACCTGACGAACCATGTCCGGCTGCGATGTGGTCGGATACGGACGAACGTAAATACCCTTCACCTTGTCGGCGGTGTCACCGTCCGCCAGCGGCACGAAAAAGCCGTCAGCGTCGTATTTGCCAGCCAGACCATAAGCAGCGAAGGCGTTAGCGGATTTAAGGATCACCGGTTCGACGGTTAAGTCCTGCGGGCGAGAGATAGCCCCGGCAATGCCAACAGGCATCCGGTACAGATATGCAGTCATTGGATTATCCTTTGCGGTTAGACCAGAAGTCGGCGTTTTGTTTGTTCAGAGAAGCGATGCTGGTCATGCCCATATTTGGACGTTGTGCATCGCCCGTGGTGCTGCGGGTGTTTCGCCCTTTGGCAATCTCAGACACGGCGTTAAATGCCATATCGACCGATTGCTTGGGCAATTTGCGGATATCCGCATCACCGACAACCTGGCGAACCAGTGTTTTGTCAGCGGCGGCCAGCACATCACGTTTGAACGCGGTCGGTTTCACCTTACGGCTCAGATCGATACCCGGGACGATAACCTCAGCACGATAAGCAGAGTCACCGGTAATCGTGGTTTCCTCTTCGTCGTCTTCGCCGTCGCCGGTCGGATCTTTTTTATCTTTATCGTCAGGCTTATTGTCGTTATCGCCCGTCGCATTTCCTTCCAGCTGAGCCAGTAGGGCTTTGAGCAAGGTTTTGATATCGTCCTCGCCGTCGCCGGTTGGCTCTCCGCCCATTTCCGGCTTTTTGTCCGGCAATGGTTGTTGCGGTGAAAGGTTAATGTTGAGGTTAACGCCGCTCGGCAGATCCCCCTCATCACCCGTTACCGCCGCTGGCGCAGAGTCCAGCAGTTCGTTCATGGTGTCCGAGTCACCCGTTTTGATGGCCGTGCGCATGCGGGTCCACCAGCTTTTCTTTTGATTTGCCATTGTGTCTCTGTCTCCAATTGCACAACGATTTCCGGCTCTGCCTTTGGGGACAAGAGCCACATGGTTTCCGGTAATATCGACCTGCTCGGCTTTACCTGGCTCGGTCTGCTCGTACTCCGCGTCATAGCCGCACGACACTTCGCGCAGGCCATCTTCGATTAGCTGGATCGCGCTTTCGTCTTTGACGATAAGGTCAGCCAGCATCAAATCAGACTGATCACCAGTCCCGCGCCGAACGTTTTGAAGATGCCCGACAGCAAGCTCTTTCCAGTTTTCGGGGTTTACCAGCCGCACATTCCCGTTTTCATCTTCAGGATGCAGGATCGTGATGCTCATCCCTTCGAATGAGGCGAGTGTGGCAGGATGGAATACCTGCTCAGGAGAGCGCGTTACGACTATCTCGCCGAGCTTGTCGGGTTTGAGGTTTGGCAGATCGGCAGCGCCGTAAAGCTGCTTACCCGTTCGGCCTATCGGCACGTCTTTGCACAACAGAGAGCCGTCAGCCAGCTGATAGCGGGTTTCCCCCAGCCGGGTATTGAAAAAATATTTCATGGTTTACCTGCGATTCAGGCGAGATAAGAATGAGGGTTGGGGAAGACGATCTCTTTGTAACAGCGGCAGTTCGGGAGCTCGCCAGCATGACCGGTCATGCCGTCAAGCGTTGGAGGTAGGCCCCATTCGACAAACTTGCCCTCCATCTCACGATGAGAGTGCCGGACGTCGCCATCTTCGGCTGTACGCCAGATATAACCATTCGAACCAATTGACAGCGCACGCGCCTGATCGAGCGCGCCGGTTGCACGTCCAAGCTCGGTACGGGCGATAAGGTTCGCTCGTGAGCGTGACACGTCACCGGACGCAGCTATCTCTTTCGCGAATGGCTCAGCGCGGCCACCAGTCACAACGGCCTCGATGGCCTTGTTCTGAATGTCATAAACCCGATCGGCGGCCTCAAGAGGCAGCGATTTGATGTACTTAATTTGCTCGGCAACGATGGATTTCATCACCTGGCCTATCGGGGCGCGGTCGACCATGTTGCGCAGCTCTGCGCTGATGTTCCGGCTGTGCTGACGCCACTGCTTTTCATTCTGGCGCGCTATGTCTGCGGTGAAGTTCTCAGCAACCTTCGTCGCCCAGGGGGTGATGATTTCGCTGTAGCGCTCCAGCGCATCCATTATTTCGGTGACGCTATCGTTTGAACCATCGTAGCGCCCATTTACGATATCCCCGACCGCCCGCGCTATCTGCCGTAGGCTCGTTCGATATCGGATCTCCGCCTGGCGGCTCTGGCGGTTTGTCGCCAAGTTCGCCGATGCCTGGCGGCGCTTCGTCTTCGGCATTCTCGATATCCTCGTCGGTAATGGATGCCCCTATGCCGGTGACGTCAGAGTTTTCGCGCAGGTCGGTCATCGCCGCCTTACGCGTCATCAATCCGTCGCCCAGCGCGGTGCTGATCGCCGTGGTGGTGTTTACGGCCACCGTTGAGCGGTCAACGTCAGACATTTGCCATAGCGGGTTAAACTCAAAAGTGAAATCGTCCGGCAGCGGCTTACCGAGTTCCGAACGGTGCATAATGTCCAGTATTCGGCGCATCGGCAGCCGTAAGCGGCGCTCCTGCAATGAGCTCACCCGGTCGTAATAGTTGGCGAGGTCGGCATCACCAGTAGAGAAGCCTTTCGGGGACTGCCCGAACAGGCGCACCAGCGGTATGCCAACGGCACCGCTGATCTGCTCAGCGAACTGCGAAAGAATGTCATCCAGACCGCTGAAGCTGTACTGGTGGGTTTCGAACTTATCCCGCGAGTCCATGAGCGTCATGCCTTCATTGCTCTGGAACTGGCGAATCAGGTCGATGTTCTTCAGCAGAGCCTCGAACGCCGGGCCGCCAAGCGCGATAAGCTCGCGCAGCTTCTCCACGCTGTAGGTACGCAGATGCGCTTTGTAGACCAGCTGCGCCGCGCCTACAGTGGCGCTGTCGAACGCAGTAAGCCGATCCCAGATACGCTCTACCACCGACATTCCCCATTCGTTCTCGGTCATCTTCTGCTGGAATGGCAGCGTCACACCGTCGAAGCGGATCAGGCGGCTGTGATGGATGCGCCAGGCCGGAATGCCAGTTGCAGTGGTCACCACGTCGTAAAACTCAGGCTTACCGAGATCTGGCCCCATCTCTTTGATGCGGCGGGTCAGGACCGGGTTAATCATCCAGCGGTCGAGCGGGAGAATACCCTTAAATTTGCCCTCGCCAATGGTTTCGAGCCGCAGCGGCGTCATAGGTGCCTGCCCCTCGATCATGATGAAGCCGACCGCACCGCCGTAGAGACGCGACCACTTCAGCACATCGTTCAGCGCATCCCAGATCTGCAACTCATCCAGTTGCGCTTCGAGGGTGCCACGGTCTTTGGCGTCAATCTCCGAAGTGATGCGGATGCCTTTGCGGGTCATATCGTCCGGGATAGCGTCGACCGCTTCGCCGATAACCCACGATCCGCGATAAGACCATTCCACCAGCATGCGGTTGCGGCTGGTGAAGTTCGCCCTGTAGGTCGATGCTGAGTGCTGGTTAGGCGTCTGCATCCCCACGCGGGCGACAAAGTTCTCGTAGCCGTCAGCGGTGGCCTGCGCCGTTCGCTGAGAGGCTTGCTTGTTTCGTGCCATCAGGCCTGTCTCCCGAGCAATTCCCAAATATCCATTGTTGTATCGGTCGGCGCGAACGCCATTATGAAAGCGTCAGCAATGTTAGGTGAGGGGATGTCGCGCTTAGCCAAATCTTTCTTGCTTTCAACCATAACCCTACCGTTACGATCAAAGTCTCGGTGCGGGGTCGTCAGCTCAAGCTTTAGTTTCTCCAGGTGCGGGCACGACGAATCGATACTTATCAGCTCATCAACAGGGTATTCCTCTCCATTTTTTACCGCGTTGAACGTATTACGAAAGCGATCAGCTACCAGCCACCATGCCTGGGCTTTCAGATTGGCAAAGAAGTCTTTATTCGGAATGCCGTTATATTCAGAATCTGGCTCGTTCACACCAGCGCCAGCATTGAAGCGTTGATAATTAACTGGTCGCGAATAAGGATTTTCACGTCGCCTGTCTTCGTTAATTTCCGAGAATTTTGCACCAGCAGAAGCGCCAACACCAATGGAGTCATAAACGATATCAGCGCTTCTCTCTGTGGCTGCCTGATATGCCCGCTGGCAGCTTTTAAGAAGCTCGTCTTCTTTGGCCTTCCATTCATCAGCCCAATACACAACGGAGCCATGACGATAAACATTAGAGCACTTATCCGCGCCGCTATCGGCAACGTCGAAGCCTATTCGTTTTCGCCCGCTTGGCTCAAAACCAAGCACCTTATGAGCATCTATTGCAGCCTCAATCCACGAAAGCTTAATAATTGCCGCGTCATCATCGGATTCGGGAACCCCCATATAAACGTGGTCAAATCCCTCCGGATCACGACGCTTTGCAGCCGATATAACCTTAAGCATGGTGTCTGAGAGGAATGGGTTTTCGTCGTAATTGATTTTTCTCACCAGCGTATCTTCTGGTGGATCAACAACGAAATTTCGCCATACAAAGTCAGTCACCAGACCAGGGTTAAAAATAAACCAGCATTCAGATCCGCTTTTACGAATGGTTGGTTCCAGTATCTTCCACTGGTATTCCGTTAGAGCATGGGCTTCTTCAAGCCACAGAACACTGATACCTTCCAGGGATTTAATTTCTTCGATATTGCGCCATAAACCGTAAAATACGAATTCTGAGCCAGTTACCCGGTTGATGATTTTATTATTCAGAATGCGGAAGCGATGCCGCAGCCCAAACCGTTCAATCTGTATTTTGAGCAGGGTATAAACAGACTCTTCGATTTTGTTCTGAATTTGACGCGCGCAACAGAAACGCAGGTTGTATTTATTTGCCAGAAAGACAGCAAACCCAGCAGCATCCCATGACTTTGACGATGAGCGCCCACCAAAAAGCACTTTATTTCGAGCCTGTGTCGTCCAGAAGTTCCTTAGAGCCGGATTCAGGGTCGGTTTGGATGTCAGAGTAGAAGTCATTAAGGTCACGATCTCCATTACCGTCATCAACGCCAGCATCACGACGAAGGCGATCAGCTTCCAGAGACACTTTGTCAGTGGAGGCAAGCCGATGCTCTATAGACGCTTTTGTGAATTCCAGCGACTCAATGCGGGCGGTGTTACGGTGCATTGCTTTTTGCGCAGATGAAATGAGTTCGTGAAGGTTATTGGCGGTATCGCCATCAGCTACTTCAAGTTCAGTCTGCCAGCGGCCAATATTTTCGGCAGCGGTAAGGTTAGCCGCACGCAGCCAGAAAAGTTCGTCATCAAGAGTGAGCGCATGAGCATCCTCGGTAATGGCGTCAGATAGAAGCATTCGGCGTCCATATCCACCATGCTTCAGTGCGTTCTGATTTCCGGGTCTGGAATTATAATGAGCGCGTTTCGTTTCTGGTAAGTTTGATGGTTTTGCGAATTCGCAGTTATCCACCAAGCCCGCAGGTGGCTTACTCTTTGCTACTTTCTCCTTTTGCGAATTCGCAGTTTTATTCGCACTTTTCTTTTGCGAATTCGCACTACCATTCGCAATTTTGATATAGCGCTTTGCAGTCGAGTAATTCAGTCCCTGCGCTTCGCACCATTCTTTGGGGGAAATGCCGGTTTTGGCATGTTCGGACAGGAACCGTTGCTGAAGCTCGCCCCAGTCCGGCTTTGCCATGAATATTTCCTCTTAGTGACATTATCGAAGCCCCTCAGTGAAGGGCTTCTGTAATGTCAGTCCCGGACGAAAGTAACCTTTGTGGTTATCATTCGCCGTACAAGGCGCGTCGCTTCGCGTTGCATTTCATCAATTACTTTTTGCGTCAGTGGTTGACGCGCATATTTGCGCTCAATCTCTGCAAAAATCCCATTCAGCGCCTCGCTGTCTGGTGGGATAACTTCAACGTTTAATCGTGCCATCGGTTTGTCCTGCCCTGTTGTTCTCGAAAGTCCTGATATCAGCCTTATCCCTGTTGCACTGCGCCAGCGCTGACAGCAACGCTACATTCAGGTTAAGGCTTGCTCCCCACGTAAACGGGTCGGGTAAATCTGGCTGGGGTGTTTCAGCCGTCAGGCTGGCTGGTAACGGAACTACCGGAACCGGCACGTAAACCGTCCGCGTAGTCGTGCAGCCGCTTAACTGCGCCAGAAGGCACAACACGAACAGCACAATCATCATCCGCAACAGCAGCCTTGATATCGTTCTCGGCTCTCTGTGACTCCAGTGCGATCTGCTGCTTGGCATGTTGATTTGTCTCCAGAATGATGTTCGTTATTGCTACGGTGCGCAGGACATTTGCGGTGATGGTCTCAGAGGAATCAGCGCGCTGTTCTGCATCGTCAGCGCGACGCTGTTCCTCCAGAAACTTTCCATGGTAGTGATCCGCTGACCAGACAAGACCGCCTGCAATACAGGCGATAAACGTCACAATGAGCACCCAATAACTCATTTTCATACCAGCAGCGCCGCCCGCGCTTTGTTGTAGCGGATCTTGCGGTCATCAATGCCATTCAGGCCGCCGTTAATGATGCGCGTAACACGCGTAATATCGGCACCGTAGGCCATGCACCCTTTGGATGTGTAGAACCAGGCGGCAGAGCGTGCTGCCTGAAGCTCCTGTTCGAGCTGTTCAGGTGAAGTAACGAGATCTAACTTCAGCGCCGCCCCGCAGGTGCGGTAATTATCGAGTCCAGTGATTTGAATTAACCCTCTGCCGCGATATTTCCAGCCGTCGCCGGGCGCTTTGTTACCCAGGCGGTTGCTATACACCAGATTGGCGATAGCATCCTGGCGGGCTGCGTGTTCGGTTGTTCTGCCAAGCGCATCTGCCTGCTGCTGTGTGATCCTCTTTCCGAAGGTCGCCACCAGCGCAGATGGTGTGTAGTTCAAATTTTCAACTACAGAGCTAAAGCCGCCAGACTCATGACCTACCTGAGCGATGAACATGGCCTGATCCGCTGGTGCTGTAATGCCAAATTCTTTCATCGCAGCATCTACTGGTTGAAACCAGCGCGCAGCCAACCCGGCGCTGATACCAGCCGCCATTTGAAATTGAGATTGATTCATTTATTTTCCTCAGTGCTGCCGACTCCGGCACGTCTGGCAACGATAGCGAGCGCCATGTCACGCAGTCTGTCCGCTCCAACAAACCCCACCAGCGCACCAACGAACGCACCTGAATTAGCAGGCAGCCCCAGATATTCAAGCAACGCAGAAACGGCAAGGGCAAAAATCCCGCAAATTAGCGCGCCAGTGGCGGTGTAAAGTTTTGGCTTCCCAGCGCGAATATCGATGAGTGCAGAGATGCCCAGAGCGCATAACCCGGCGTAAACTGACGGCAGATATAGCGCGATCCATTTCATTGTCTGTTCAAAAATCCCGTGAGAGTCATTCATAGGTTCACCTCGCCTGTTTGCGGGTGCTGTGTGCGAAACTGGATAAACCCAAATACAATGGGCTAAGAGGGGACTAAACGCGGCGGAAAGCGTACGAAGCGACGCCCTTACGCCCTAACTGGCATTCGATGGTGTTCTGTTCAGCGCATTCGAAGCCCAGCTCAGCAAACCAGCGCTTAATGCCGACGTCAGTGAAATACCAGATGTGCTCGTTCTTCCTGAAATGGTGCGAGCGAAGAATGTCTCCGGCATCGGTAAAAATGGGGATCGACACGAACACGTATTCACTGGCCTGCTGTACCGCCAGCTCCGGCTCGTCGATGTGCTCCAGTACATCCCACATCGTCAGCGCGCGCCACTGACTGGCGTAGAGGTCAGCGAATGCGCCCCGCTCGTTCAGCCAGGCAACGCCAGCAGGATTAACGTCAAACCCAAGCGTTCCCGCTCGGGAAGAAACGAACTGACCGGCACCGATACCAACGTCCAGAACCGGTCCATGATAGTGACGTTCCACCAGCTCAATTCTGGACTGCGTTAATGCGCGACCGGTTTCGGTATCAGCCAGCTGCTGATACTTCGCGAAATAATGCTCGTCATACGGGCGAGATGCCGGAACCGGATAACGACCGATGCCCAGCTCCGGGAGGAATACCAGCCCGCTGTTCAGTTCCTGATAAAACGACTTCATTCAGCCAGGCCTCGAATTTTGAATCAAAGTTGGAGATGCGTTTGTCGCAATGGTGATCCCACGCTTCGCAGCGACAATAATTGTCCGGGATTGCCCATCCAACGCGGGATAAATCCATCGCCGGATCGGTGACTATCTCGGGAGCGTTATGCCCACCTCGCCCACCAGCGATAACGTAAACAGGTGTTTTATACGCAATGGCAGCTGGCAGCGCCCAGCCGACAGGCGTTACCACGACAGCGGCATGCTCAACCAGGCGCATCAGCTCTTTGATATTGAGCTCGCCAGCGTGCATTTTCAGATCGGCCTCTGGTTCTTCACCCACCAGCCACTCTTCCCCGTCCTGCAAATCCGCGACGCTAATCACGCAGAAATGTTTCCGCAGGATTCTCGATGCGCGCAGGAGGTAATCGGGGTCAGGGTTTCGGGAGTCGCTACGCCATTCAGAACGAACCGTTGCCGGACGAATAACGGCGATTGGCTTTTGGTGCGTAAACTGCGCCGGGCCAAAGGATTGTAAATCAAGCGCTGCTGGTGTAACACCGAACTGGCGGCGCATCGCATCGAATATTGAACCGCGCCGCAGATCATCCGGGCCGTAAAATATTCTCTTCGTCTGTCGTGGCGATGGCGGCGGATAAAACTTTGCAGAGCTGCGAAACTCATTTTTACGCTGCGTTCTGAGCGTGGTATCACTTCGGACTGCTTTAACTGGCAGGTCTTCGTAAAGTTCCGGCCATGCCGTCTTAATGAATGTCCCAGCGGGCAGTTGTTTGACGAAAGCGCGCTGGTAAATGGTATCTCCCATTCCCAGCATGCCATCGATGTAAATTGGAGGATTCAGCATGTAACCTCGCTGATCGCCGCTTCAAGAGGTAGACGACGAAAGCAATTAAGCGCCGTCTGGCGGCTGCTGTTGATGATATTGACGCTTCCACGCATCTGCGCCGCAACCCTGGCAAACTCGCCATGCCAGCGCTTTACGTTTGCCGCTGTCGGGTTATCGAGGGCTGTATGATCGCCGTGCCAGTGGCTGCCGTTCGAGATTGAGCAATCGAAGCCCAGCAGAATGATGCGCTTTGCGCCCAGCCAGTGAGCGAACAGGATCGCTCTCTGGCCCGAATTGAATGTGCCGCTGGTATCTGTCGGGAAGAGGCTCACGCCGTATCGGGTGTGTGCTCTCCGGTTACATGACCAGCGTTCGGGGCCATCAGGCAGCGCGGGAATGTTCACATCCCACCAGCGCAGATCGCCAGCGTAAATGTGGGTGCATTCCGGTATGGCTCGCCATGATGAATTAACCGCTATCACAGGAAATCCTGAGCGCGCAGCTATTTGACAGTCAGCGGGAGTAAGGGACGGACCAGAAGCGCAGATGATCGCCGTGTGCATACGTTATTCACCCGGTGGCATTGAGCCAATAAAAAAGCCCCTGCATTTCTGCAAGGGCTTAAATGTGGTTCCCACCGCTCCGCGCAAGGCATCTCCGCTGGTGGGTAAGCTCTTTCGCCTTTGACGTCCGAGCATATCTGAATTATGCAGTTTCAAAACTCGTTTTCAAGTCTTTTTCGCAAGTTTTTGCATTTTCGAAGCCTAATTCATCTTTTAACGTGAAGAAGACAGCAGAGTTGAACAACTCAATACACCAGCGCACACGGTCAATACATTGCTTTTCGGTAAGAAACGGTGCGTAGTAATACTGCATCCATCGAGCCATGTCATTGATGGTTTTCCGCCAGGTGTAATAGTCCTTCCCTATCTCATACACGGGATTTCCCGGCTTGAAGGACTTCAGGATGATAGCCTCCATGAATGCAGCTTCCTCCTGATCTCCGGCGTTGCCAATCAGGTCAGAAAGTGATTTCTTCGGCCAGATGATGGCTTTCGCCTGCTCAAACAACGCATCGCCGGTATAGCCAATTTTACGCAGACCAGACAGCACGGTAGCGATCCGCTCCTGCTGCTCGCCAGTCCATCCGGTCAATATCATTGACCACATACCGCCACCACCAGAAAGGTGCTCTGTCCCGCTGCCACCGTACATGCCGCCCCAGTGGTTCAGCAACGAACGAACCCAACGGCTTTGCGATGGTGTCAATCGGCGATATTTCCCCAGGTAAGATCTGCGTGGAGCTGCTGCCAGCGCCACCCAGGCGTTTTGCGGGTTAGTACGCTCAACAGACGCTTTCTGGTAATTGTTAATGTCGTTGCGTGTCATTCTGCATTCTCCTGGATAATGATCTGGCCTGTCTCTCCCCACCGCTTAGTTACCCTGCCGTCCCATATCCGACAGTCATCATCGAATATCGCATCCAGTAACGCTTTCTCCAGATTGTCCTTATCCGGCTTGGTCTGATGTGGCTGGCCGTCATGCTGCTGACGCTTCTTCTTGCTCCAGCTTTTCGGCATGGGCAAAACGAATGTTATGTGGTAACCGGATTCCGGGAGGGTTATACCGAGACGGCGCACCTGAGCTTTAAAGAACCAGTAAGCGGAGGTTTCCGGCCTGCTGCGCCAGCGATCGCTTCTGGTCATGCGGGGCTTGCTGACCGGGTTGATATCGTAAATTTTCATACGGGCACCACCAGCCCAAGGCGGGCGATCTGGATAACGGTCAAAACGATGGCGCGGTCCATAAGCTGGCGACGTTCGTCGCGCGATAGCTTGCTCCCGTTGTCGATGCTGTCGTGGCAGCAAACGCAGATCGCCGCCGTGGCGCAATCATCGGCTTTCAGGCCCATGCCTTTGCCTTCGTTACGGTGCGCAACCTGCGTCCCCCATGAACCGCATAACACGCACTGTTCGATCTGCCCGACAGCGGCGAGCCATTTTTTGCTGCGGTAGGTTCGCTGATTGGAGTTATTTCGCATTGCTTTCCCCCCAACGCTTCGCCCACTCGATTTCATTGCGGGATTGTTCGCTGAAGGTGACGCCCTGCTGGGTGCCGAACCAGTAAATCGTCTCAATGACTTCGACCATCTGGGGAATGGTCATTTTGCTGGTGCGCTGGCCGAACATCACGACGCCGCCATCGAGGCCGGGAGCCATTCTCTGTTCCTGCTTTTTGGTCTTCGCCACCAGCGCGGTGATGAGGTCTTTCCAGTCGTCGGAATCGTATTTGTTGCCGAACCAGAGAACCTGGTCGGAAAGGTCTTTCAGGAGCGGCCACATCTTGCGGTTTTGAATAGCGGTACGCGTCGACTCTTTCACGTCGAGAATCAGCGGGCGCTTGCTGTCGACCGGTAACTGACGGATGTAGTTGATAGCGTTCTGCTTAACGCTTTCGTTAACGAGGTGGAATTGTTGGCTCACGCGTCACCCCCGAAGAGGTTAAGCGACAGATACGACAAATCGCTGACGTCGGATAACGTCAGGCGATTGTGTTTAAGCTGGTGGTGCTGCGCCATGGTGTTCTCCGTGGCGCGAATGTCCGGGTGTCAGTTGTTCAGGCTGACAGGGATATTATGGCTGGGCATTGTGGCAAAAGCAATTTAACGCCGACAAAAAAAGCCTCCGAAGAGGCTTGTATGTTATTGATTATATTGTGACATGTCACACTACTAATTTGGTTTCATGCCAGCCACGCGTAACCCAGCATTGCGAATCACCGTCGCACGGACACGACTTAACCGGCAGCGCGTCGCCGCATTTACCGCAGCGGTTCGCGCTGATTGATTTGATGCGACCACGAACGCGGGCATCATCCTGGCGGATCAGCATCGCGACGTATTCGCTCATTTCATACGGCGCGCGCCCAGGGCGGCGTGAGGAACAATTACGCTCCAGCATCTCCAGTTCCTGCGTATCAAGTATGAGCTCAAATTTACGCCCACCAGCAGCGGCTTGCCGGGCGCGCTGTGCGGCTTTGCGTTCGGCAGCAGATTTAGCCATTATTCATTCCCTGCTCAACGTTTTTCAGGTCATTCTCGGCAAAGAGAATAGATGTTCTGGCAGCGCGTAACCGGGCCTTTGCATTCTTCTCTTCGCGCTCAAGGTTGCCCACAGCCTCCCGCAACTCATCGCGGCGATGGTGCAATTTGGTTATCTCTGTCACAACCGATTCCCCGTCTATCGCGCACTGAAGAACATACTGGAAAGGGTCTACGGCACACCCACATTGAAGACACTTGATAAGTCGATGTTGCTCATCAACCTCAATAGCACGATGCTTGCACCGCTGCTGGCTGTATTCCTTCCTTTCAGTGACAGATACGTTGAGTAGTTTTTCCTCTTCTCTCTTAGGTTGAACCAGTGGGATGATGTTACTTTTGGTTTCGTCACTCACGATTCACCTCCTGCTTCGGTGCAGCCGGTAGTGGCATCCAGCAGATAGCTTCAGCGCAGCCAAATCCCCTCACGCCGGGAAATTCGTCTGGATAGATTTCTCCGCCTTGGACCTCAGCACACCAAACAATGCCGCGTTCATCTGCCACCAGCACAACCGAATCATCTTCCGGCATCTGCTCGCTGCAATTAATCCAGGTTTGTTTGGTGGTATCCTCATCAATGAGGGTACCACCCTGGAGCAATGCAGTACGGATGGCGCGGGCGATATGCTCACGCAACTGCTGGGTGCAATGATATTCGATCGCGAGATCGCGCAGCTCGTTGACAAGCTCACGGATCTGATGGTCTTTCATAACTATCGGCGCTGGTGGTGGGGCGGCGTAGAGATGCTTAACTTCAACACGGAATATGTCCCCCTCAGACGCATCAATTTTCCCCAGAGTTAATACCCAGTTATGCACTTGACCATTATGCTTACTAACCAGACGATGGGCGGTAGCGAATGGCTCCTGCTCCATGCCAGCCAGAAGCATGCGGGCCATCTGCTTAATTCCTTCGTGAAAATTGTCAGGCCAATCACCTTCTGCGTACTGCTCAATAATTTCTGTGGTAATCGTGGTCATGGCTCATCTCCCGTCCGCGCGGCCATAACCTTTGACCATGCAGTGATTGTTAATATAAACAGCGGTGGTGTTCAGTTCTTTCGCCAGACGTTCTTCGCAATCTTTGCGGTCGCTCTCGCCAGCCAAACCAATCAGATAGAAAAAACTACAAATACCAGCAACCCAGCACAGAATTTTGAATAATGAGCGCATCACTCACCTCCCTTCACTGCCAGGAATGTCACCATGGCTTTATCGACAAGTTTGGTATTGTGGTATTTGCTGATAGCCCATGTAATAGCGAACAAGATCCAGCGGAAATGGCTGGTATATGTTTTAAAGATCAGTCCGTCGCAAATATCCCAGGCGCTCCAACGCTCGGGCCAGTCAGCCTCATAGACCGCCTGATATGCCTCCCACTCGTTGCTGAATTCACCACGGCATAATTCCCGCACCGCCTCACGAACTTTGGCTTTGTCACTGTCAGGAGCGTCGTCTTCATCGTCCCAATCTTCATCTTCCGACTGGTCATCTTCAGAATCTTCGAGATACTCGCTCATCGATTCCTTAAGGCTCCGGCAAAAAGCATCGTGATCGTATTCTTTCGCCAATAGCTCACACGCAGAGCAGCCAGCTCCAGCCTCCAATTTTTCGGACCAGTAACCGGTGTTAATACCGTCTTGCCACGGACCGAAAAAGTCGAACATGTCCGCGATGCGGGAAAATGTCCAGGTCCCCATGTCGCCGGTCACGGTCAGATAACCCGGCCAGGTGATCACGTCGAAGTAATAACAGGATGTGCCAGGTTGTTTCATGCGCAAGTGTCGGTAGAGGCCATCATCACGAATTATCTCAAGACGATGAAAGGCTGTATCAACCAGAAAACGGCTGGATGTATCGAATTGGCGGCGTTTCATTGTGCAGCTCCCTGACGAAGTTTTGTGGCTAATGTGTCAGAACGAACACGCTGTACATCCAGCTGCGTCGCCAGTTCGCGCACCAGCGCGGCAGACTCAGCGCAATGCAGCTCTTTCGCCAGCGCATGCCCAGCAGCTACGAGGTCTTTGGTTTTATTGGTCATACAGCTCCCCCTTTTACGAAAATAACCCAGTGCGTTTTGTCGGCTTTGCCAGTGCGTTGCCAGATGGCCGGCTTCTCGTCTGTGAGTTCCAGAATCTGGCGAACAGGTATCTGGGTTTCGTTCCACTTGAAGATGAGTACGCCGTGTGGCCGCAATACGCGAAACGCCTCATAGAACCCGGCGCGCAGATCATCACGCCACGTTTCACGGTTTAGTTTTCCGTACTTTTTACCCATCCAGGCGTTTTCACCGACGCGCTCAAGATGCGGCGGGTCAAAGACCACCACAGGGAAGGAAGCATCAGAGAACGGCAACGCGCGGAAATCGGCGATTACGTCCGGGCTGATAACGAGACTGCGACCGTCGCAGAGGGTGTGCTGTTCGGCGCGAATATCGCTGAATACAGCGCGCTCGTCCTGCTTATCGAACCAAAACATGCGAGATCCGCAGCACATATCGAGAATGGTTTGTTCGGTCATGCCGCGTTCTCCTGATGAATGATTTCCAGATCCAGCTTTTGAGCCAGAGCGTGTTCCGCTTTTGCGCCTGCGGAGTTCTGCCAGCCGGACAGCAGGAAAATACCGTCAGCGCAGCGGAGCATCGCGAGACAAATATCCATGTACTCTGGCTGGCTCAGGCCATCGGGAAGCGTCGCGGGGTTTAACACCACATGCCCTTCCGACGACAGGCGCATCGCCTCGAAATGGAATGCAGGGCGGTTAAATTTCGGGATGCCGGTCATTGGCCCAGCAATGTAAATTTTCATCAAAACTCCCTCTTTTTATTGGGTCTGGCATCATTCGCGCGACGCTTCTGCTCAGCAGTAGCCTGGTCACAGTCGTAGATCGCCCCGTTGCGCTGGTCGCAATAAACAACGCCGGTCGGGCCGTGACGGTTCAGGCGCAACAGCAGTTCGGTAGCCGCCTGATCTGCGTTTTGGTCGTATGCGCCTTCGCGGTAGATACCGATCCAGTAATCGCAATCCTGCTCAATCTGCCCGGTATCGCGGGAATCGCTCGGCATTGGGCGTTTGTTGGTGCGCTTCTCCAGATCTCGGTTCAGCTGGGTAAGCAGCACCACAATGCAATTCAGCTCCTTCGCCAGGTTCTTCAGCCCCTTCGTGATAATCCCGTAGGCCAGGTCGTTACGGTCGGCCTTGTCGGCGGTCATCAGAGTCAGGTAGTCCACCAGCACCATGCCGACAGCTCCGCGCTCGCGTTTGATACGACGTGACTCCGCTACGATGTGCGCCAGCGTGATCCCGGGCGTGTCGTCAACGTACAGATTCCCGGTCTGGGCCAGACGTCCACCAGCAGCAAAAGCCATTGCCACCTGCGCGTCGTCGTACCGATCGCCATAAAACACGTCGGTATTAACGCGGCTGACCTGCCCGATCATGCGCTCCACAATCTGCTTATCCGGCATCTCAAGGCTGAACATCAGCGCGGGCAGATCTTCGACTTCAGCGCAGTTGACGGCCAGCTGGCTATACAGCGTGGTTTTCCCCATCTTTGGACGAGCGCCGATCACCATCAGAGCGCCCTTAACGAGCCCTTTGGGCTGCAAAAGGTCGTCAAGTGACTGGATGCCTGTCGATAGCCCTCGCGTTGCGTCTGAGTCACTCCAGCGCGCTTCTACCTCATCCACCCAGTCGCCCATGACTTCCGTAAATTCGCGAAGCCCCCGGCGGTTACCGGTTTTCGCGTAGTCAGCGATATCGGTGAACAGGGTCTGAATAGCGTCAAACTTCTGGCTGGTGGTCATCCCGTTGCGGGAATACAGCAGCTCGGTAGCGCTGGTCAGCTTGTCGATGCCGTAGCGCTCCATGGCTTTCTCGCGCACCAGCATGGCGTAGTGAACGATGTTTGCCGCGCTGGGGGTGTTTTTGGATATCTCGGCCATGTAGGCAAAACCGCCAGCCTGTTCGCCCAGGCCTTTGGACTCCAGCGACTCAATCAGGGTGATCAGGTCGATGGGCTTCTGGCTGGCTACCAGCTCCCGCATCTCGGCGAAAATCACCTGGTGGGGACGGATGTAGAACGATTCAGGCTTGAGCATCGACATGGCGGTCTGGCAGCGATCGCTACCGCTATCCAGCATCATGCCGCCCAGCACACTTTGTTCCGCTTCGATGTTCTGCGGGATCATGTTCATGTCGGTCATAGCGCCTTCTCCCTGGTTTTCAGCAGGGTGTCAGAACGCAGCAGGTAATCGAAACTGGCGCGCCAGCCCCGATCGTTCTCCCCGAAATAAAACTTTGGTGCTCGCTCGGCGAACGCAGCGAAGTAATTCTCCACGGCCTCGACGGTTGGCTCTTTCAGTTCGGTCAGCAGGCGTTTGATAGCACGGCGGCGTTTGTCGTTTAGTGCCTCTGCCTGGGGAAGGCGGTCTCCCAGGGTGGAGTTGTATGCAGACAGCACCGCTTGGTAGTCGATCGGGGTTTTCTTGGAGACAGGTTTTTCTTCCTGCCCGGCACACTCCCCCTCTGGGGGTTGGGGGGTATTTATATTGTCTTTGGTAAGACTGTTTAGGGTGTCGGGTGATTTCGCCCAATTCAAAACCCCTTTTCGCCCAACATTTTGGGTACTTTCGCCCAACCTTTTGGGTGATTTTTTGGGGGTCTTGTTGAGAACCCATTTATCAATGCTTACGTTAACGCTTACCAGCTTGAACCCACCCACTTTACGCAGATTAATAATCCGGCGTTCTGCCAGAACATTCAGGGCAGCCGCTACATCCGAATCATCCAGGCCAGTCACATCAGCCAGATATGTATTTGTTACCTTGTCCTCTGACTTATTCCAGCCAAAGGTGCAGTAGATAACGGCATCCAGAACCTGATGTTCTCGGCCTGCAAGTTTCAGTTTTGGCTTAAGCTTCCCGATGCTGGTAGCAATACGCATGTACCCGTCATCAAGACTTGCCACTTTACTCTCCAATACCTCACGCTGAGGCAGGTAGTCTGCTAACTTAACGACGCCCATTTTTCACTCCCGATGAAGCCAGAGCCAGACGGATCACGCCCACCAGACGTTCGGCGAACGCCCTGTTTTTTGACGCGGCAACCACCAGCCCATCAGGGGAATCCTGAAGGCGTCGCTCCTCATTTTCCTGGTACTTTTTGCGCTTTGGCATTAGAATTGACCTCGCAATTTACTCACGTTTGTTGCACCTGAGAGCCGCATGTGTTCACGCACTGCGGCTTTCGCCTTTTCAGAACAGGCCCGGCTGGGCGTTCCGTTTAACTTTTCGCTTCTCAAAGCGGTCAGCGGGTAACTGCTGCTTCTCCGCCCACAGCTTTGCGTGCCGCAAAACATCATCAAAAATCTTCCCCTTTCTGCTTGCCTGGCTCATGCGCTTGTACATGTCGATAGCCTGGAATGCCCCCCCCTGAGCCACTCCCAGAGAGAAACCGAGCTTTAGCAGTTCTTCACGCACATGCTTTTCTATGAATTCGATATGGTTCATGGCTTAATCCCACCCCAGCGGCCCCGGCCTGGCTCGTTCGGCTTTCAGCCCGATATCGGCGAGCGTTTCGACTGAGGCCAGATATTCACGCGATACCAGCACCGCTTCCGGTGGCGCAGCCTGAATCCCAAGGAATGCCAGTTCTTTCGCCATGGTGCTGAAATGCCCTTCGGCTTTACGCCTGCTGGCTGTCGACTCGCTGATGCCCATATGCTCGGCGTAAGACTTCTGGCCCACTGATGCAAGCCGGTTGAGCAGGACGCTTTCTATCTCAACCGGATTGATAACTGGCGGGTCTAACTTTCGTGCGATTGCGTTCTCCATTGGTGATAATTCCTCTATGAGTTGAGCTAACACGGTTAATTAGCGTGATTAGGGTGAGGGAATAAATCAGGAAGATCAGGGCGAATTTCGTAGGCCTGAACCTCCCCGTTAGTGGCTCTCTCAATGCGGATTGCATTGCTTGCTGAGGCTTTTTTCTTTCCATGTAGCCATGCCCAAACAGTGGGCTGACGAACACCACATGCCTCAGCTAACTTTTGCTGGCTGCCCACAATTCCGATTGCAGAGCTGATTGCTTTGTTAACCATAAATAACTCCAGAATTGGTTAGTGAGATGATAATAGCCAAAGCTATTCAAACTGTAAATACCTTTAGCTATTTGACTAACAATAGCCGTGGCTATAATTTTATGAATATGAAAAAAGAGACTTTCGCGGACAGGCTCAATCGAGCCATGAAAGATGCAGGGCACAGTCAGGCTTCCCTCGGGGAGGCTGTGGGCATGTCTCAACCCAGCGTATGGAAATTAGCTACAGGTAGAACGCAAAACACCAGAAAGTTATATGAGATTTCAAAAGCACTAGGGGTCCGCCCCGAATGGCTTGCCGATGGGGTTGAACCTATGCGCTACGATGGACAATTGCCCGCAGAACGTGAAGCAAAATCTAACTCATCTAGCTATCGGCTGGAGGTTCTTGACGTTTCTGTTAGCGCGGGGCCTGGAGTGATTAACAATGAGTTCGTTGAGGTATTACGTTCGGTTGAGTACTCGCCAGACGATGCCAAGAGAATGTTTAACGGCAGGAAAGCAGAACAGATACGAATAATAAATGTCAGCGGTGACAGTATGTCAGGGACAATCGAGCCTGGTGATCTGCTGTTTGTTGATATCAGCATTCGCAGTTTTGATGGCGATGGTATTTACGCATTTCTCTATGACGAAACAGCGCATGTTAAGCGGCTCCAGAAAATGAAAGATAAGCTTATTGTCATTTCTGACAACAAGATCTACCCAGCCTGGGAACCAATAGAGCGCGATGAAATGAACCGAGTTTTTATCTTCGGTAAGGTGATTGGTAGCATGCCTCAGACTTATCGAAAACATGGCTAAATGAGCCCATTTGTTAATCCGGCCAAAAGGCCGGGTTTTAAACCCCCTTTCTTACTATCTCAGCCGCATCCCTGTTAACGCCCTTTCCAATCACATTCCCAGTCTCTCGCCTCGTTCGTTCGAGTTGTTCGACAAGATTTTCTTTGTTGATAGGGACGCCATAAGTAATCAAGTTCACCACAGCCAAACCAATGGCGCTCGAAATCATGCCTGCGCGTTCTTCATCGAATTCCATAACCCCCTCCATTAGCTGATTTTTTAATCATATCACGCAAGTTATTTAAAATAAATTTCTTTAGTTATCATAAAAATAACAACCGAATGCAATAAATTATATCTTTAGCTATTTACAGTTAAAATACCCAAAGCTATTATCCACTCATCCAAACAACGCATTCAAACGCGAATGCCCGGGTAAAAGTTCTGGCAGCCGGGAAGACGGCAAGGGGATGAGATGAAAATTAACCACGCAGTACCAAACAACGGTCGTGCAGTCGTCATGCGCAACAGTCGCACCGGCGCAGCATGGCAGGTTTCCTACGACTACCGCGACGGCACCTACTGGCACGAGCCGCAGGGCAATCTGCGCCACATTCGCCGCCCTTACGCCTCTCGCACCATCGAACCAAATCTTGTGCCTGCGGGGACTCACTGATGGGAGCCCTGTACGCATTAGTGCTGACCATCACCATGACGAACGGTGATTACCAGGACGCTGTTGTCGGCATTTTCGACAACCAGCAGCAATGTGAAGCGGCAGCGAGTGAGCAAATGGGCGTCACTAACTGCTATCCAGTCGAAGGCATCATCCACGCTGACGAAACGCCAGCGGGTTATGACGCGAAATTTTGAGGGGTAAGGGATGTGCAACTGTATGAATGAAGTTGGTGCTCAAATCGAAGCACGGCTTAAAGAGAAGGTTCCGGAGGGCGCTGAAGTGAGTGAAAGCATCCTTGATCGCGGTTGGGAAAATCAGGTTCTTTCTCTTTCTGATGGCGGCTCACACGTCACGCTGAAATACAAACTGGCGTACCGGGCCAAAAAGAAAAACGGCGAAATGGCTAAAAACCTGAACCGCCTGGAAACCAATGTGAAAATGAGTTTCTGCCCGTTCTGCGGCGAATCTCAGGGCTAACACCACCAGCAAAACCGAATTTAGCAAATGGTCGGCTTATACAGCGACGGGATTCTTACAACCTTTTTTCAGAGGAATGGATATGCAGGCTACGACCAAACAGCAGCAGGCGATGAACCTTATCGCGTTGCTGTGCCTGATGTACCACTTATCGCCAGCTGATCTTGAGGCCATCGCCCACCAGCTCGCGCACTTCGATGCAGTTTGTGATTACAGAACACAGGGGACTAACAATGTTGCGTGTCATTGATACCGAAACAACTGGGCTGGAAGGCGGCCCGGAAACCGTGGTGGAAATTGCCAGCGTCGATATCGTCGACGGCGTGATCTGCAACCCAATGAGCGACCTTGTAAAACCTGGCGTGCCGATCGGTTTTGAGGCCATGGCAATTCACCATATCACCGAAGATATGGTGGAAGGCGCGCCGCTGCTCAGTGAAGTAATTGGCCGCTATATGGGTGCCGACGCCTACGTCGCCCACAACGCGAAGTTCGATAAAGCCAAGCTTCCTGCGATGAACGCTCCGTGGATCTGCACTGCCAAGCTGGCGCGTTCACTCCTGCCGGAACACAAGAGCCACAGTAACCAGTACTTGCGCTATAGCCTCGGGCTGAAACCGGAAGTACCGGAAGGGCTTTACGCTCACCGCGCGCTGTATGACTGCTACGTCACAGCCGAATTACTGCTCTACATGGGCCGCCTGGCGAAATGGACGATGGGAGAAATGCGCGCTATCTCCAACAACCCTTCCCTGCTTAATGCGCTCCGCTTCGGTAAGCACAAAGGCGTCGCGTTCTCCGAGCTGGCAAAGACAGAACCGGGTTACCTGCGCTGGCTCGTTGCCAACAGCGACGACGAAGACGTGCTGTTTACGGCTAACCACTGGCTGAACGGGGGCAAATGATGGGTACTCCAGTGCTGATCCTCGGTGATTCTGGCGCGGGTAAATCCTACAGCCTGCGCAACTTCAATCCGGACGATGTGATGCTGCTCCAGTGCATCCCCAAAATGCTGCCGTTCAAGTCTGCGGGCTGGAAACTTCACGGCAAGCAGCTGCCAGACGGAAGCAAACAGCGCGGTAACGTTCTGCGCTCGGATAACTGGGAAACGGTGCTGGACACCATCTATCGCATGGTGCAGTCGAAAACGCGCCGCGTCCTGATTATCGACGATTTCCAGGTGGTCATGCAGCACGAAAACATGAACCGCGCGTACCAGACCGGCTATGCCAAGTTCACCGAAATGGCTGATCACATCTGGCGAATCATCATGGCGGCCACCGAGCTGCCGGACGACTTCCGCGTTTATTTCCTGGCTCACACCGAAGAGACCGAGGGAAAGATCCGCATGAAGACCACCGGGAAGATGCTCAACGAAAAGCTGACGCCGGAGGGGTATTTCTCCATCGTGCTGCGCGCCATCAAGAAGGACGGCAAACACGTTTTTCTCATCAAAGGCGATGACAACGACACCGCCAAAGCGCCGCCCGACCTGTTCCCGGGCCAGACGGAAATGGACAACGACCTCCACGCTGTAGACGTGGCTATCACCGAATTTATGACTGAATTGTAACTTTGAGGATTTAACGATGAACCAACCAATGACTTTTATGTGGAACAACGAAACGGCTGAGATGGCGAAGAAAGCTGGCGCAACTGGCGGGATCAGCGAAACCGGCGCTTACGAGGGCGAAATCGTTTCTGCGGTGTACACCTTCGGGAAAGATGGCAGTCAGTCCCAGGCGCTGGAACTGAGCCTGGATTCCAACGGGCTTAAGGCGAATTTCCTGCGAATTAACTTCCTCGGCAAGGACGGACAGCAGACGTTCGGCATGGGCCTGGTATCGGCGCTGATGTGGGTCGCCCAGGTCAAGCAGGCGCAACCGCAGCAGGTACAAGGCCAGAACGGCGTCGAATGGCACTGCCCGGCACTGGTTGGCAAAAAGGTGGGCCTGTTCCTCCAGAAGGTGCTGTACACCAAAAACGACGGCGGCGACGGATACAAGTTCGAAGTGCGCCACGTTTTCCAGCCGGGAACGCGTAAGACCTACGCCGAACATGCTGAGAACGCTCCAGCGGAAGCGATAGCCGCGCTTGAACTGTCGATGAAGGATAAAGACGAACGTATGCACGGCGGCGCGCAGTTCTCTGGCCCGCGCAATGCCCAGCATAGCGGTAACCCTTATGCAAATCAGACTGGCGGCGCACCACAATCTCGCTTGCAGCAGAACAGCGGTCAGCAAGTTCCTGAATTTGATGATGACATTCCCTTTTGACGGTGTGTGACATGACACACGCACAGGACGAAATCAGGGTTGGCGCGGTGCGCCTGCCCTGGCTCAAAGAGAAAAACGGATGGTTGCTGCCGTGGGGTGAAGTCGTTACCAACCCACTGAAGGCGCAACGACAGGCTGAAGAACTTAACGAAAAGCAGGTGGCAGCATGAGATACGGATCTGTTTGCAGTGGGATTGAAGCCGCCAGCGTCGCATGGGAGTCGCTGGGATGGCAACCAGCTTGGTTTGCAGAAATCGAAGCCTTCCCGTCTGCGGTTCTTGCCCATCACTGGCCTGATGTAGCCAATCTGGGCGACATGACAAAAATCGCCGCAGCGGTGCGAGCTGGTGATGTTGCGGCACCAGATGTGCTGGTGGGCGGCACGCCGTGCCAGGCTTTCAGTATTGCTGGTCTTCGCAATGGTCTGGATGACGAGCGCGGACAGTTAACCCTTTCTTACGTGGAATTAGCGAATGCAATTGACGACAAACGCCGCGAGCGCGGTGAAGAAGAAGCGATCATCGTCTGGGAAAACGTCCCGGGTGTCCTCAGCAGCAAAGACAACGCATTCGGCTGCTTTCTGGCAGGGCTTGCCGGAGAAAGCAGCGAGTTGCAGCCAGCAGGGGGAAAATGGACGCACGCAGGTTGTGTGTCTGGACCACAAAGGATTATCGCCTGGCGCGTCCTTGATGCTCAATTTTTCGGAGTGGCCCAACGCCGCCGCCGTGTGTTCGTTGTCGCAAGTTCTCGAAAAGACTTCGATCCCGCAGCGGTACTTTTTGAGCTCAACAGCGTGCGCCGGGATACTCCGCCGCGCCGAGAAACGCAACCGGAAGTTGCCAGCTATGCTGGAAACTGCGCTGAAGTCGGTAGTCACTGGGACAACCCAGCAAATCCACACCCAACCCTGAACCAATCCAACAATATTGGTGGCATTGGCGCCAGCAATCAGGAAATTTTCAGCCAGCGCGGATCTGGTCTTGTATCAGACGCTTATTCCAATATCTCCCGCACATTGTTGGCTAAAGAAAACGATAGCACAGCAGAAGATTTGGACACCTACGTTTTGGCATATGGTGGAGGTAATACAGGCGGAAATATCGACGTAGCGACTGCATGCACCGCTCACGGCGTGCGAATGGACTTTGATACAGAAACTTTCGCCGTCCATGGAACCCAAGATCCTGACACTAACCATGAACTGGCTCACACGCTGGGGCGTAATCATGGTCAGGAAAACGCCGTGTGCTATGGATTTAAACCCGGTCAGGGCAGTAAAGCCGGTGGTGTTGGTTGGGCAGAAGAACAAGCCCCCACACTAACCTCGGCACAATCAGGCACCAACCTGGTCCCGGCAGTTGCTTTTGCTGAGAACAGTCGCGGAGAAATACGCTTGCAGGGTGGCGACGGGCAAATAACTGGCCCCCTCTCTACAGGCGGTGGAAAGCCGGGGCAAGGTTTCCCGGCTATCGCTTTCAGCTACAAAGACCATGGCGCAGATGCGACCGTTGATATGTCACCAACGCTGAGAGCTGGCAATCACGATACCAGCCATGCAAACAGCGGTCAGCCGCCCGCTATTTGCATCCAGCACGCGTCTATTGGTCGCCACGATGCTGCTGGACCTCAAGGTAAAGGCTATCAGGAAGATGTGGCCTTTACGCAGGATTCACGCTCATCTGCTGATGTTGTTCAATTCGGAATGCAGGTTCGCCGTCTTACACCGGTTGAATGCGAACGACTCCAGGGTTTTCCCGATAACCACACTCTGATTTCGTGGCGAGGAAAAGCTACGGCTGATTGCCCGGACGGCCCGCGCTACAAAGCGATAGGCAACTCTATGGCAGTGCCGGTTATGCGCTGGATCGGTGAGCGTATCGCCGCTGCGCTTACAGTCGAAGCGCCTGCACCGCGCAACTGGCAGCGCCCGTTCCTTAAATGGGCTGGCGGCAAATATTCGCTGCTACCGGAACTGGATCGCCTGATCCCCGCAGGTAAACGCCTTATTGAGCCTTTTGTGGGTGGCGGCTCGGTGTTCCTTAACTCAGATAAGCACGAACGCTTCCTTCTGGCTGACGTCAACGCTGACCTGATTAACCTGTATCAGATGCTGGCGGTGGTCCCAGACTCGGTGATCTATGAGGCAATGAAGGCATTCAGGCATCTGAATGATGCCGAAAACTTCACGGTAATTCGTGAAGCATTCAACGCGCAGCGGCTGGATGCGGTTGAGCGCGCAGCAGCATTCCTTTACCTCAACCGGCACTGCTTCAACGGCCTGATCCGTTACAACCTGGACGGTTTTTTTAACGTCGGCTTTGGGAAATATAAAGCGCCATATTTCCCGGAAGAAGAGATCAAGGCATTTAAGCGGAAGGCTCACTCATGCGTATTCATGAATGCAGGTTTCAGGCGCACGCTCGCATTGGCTGGGGATGGTGACGTCATTTACTGCGATCCGCCTTATGAACCGCTGCCCGGCACCGCTGGTTTCACTAACTACGCGGCTGGTGGGTTCTCATGGGATAGCCAGGTAGAGCTTGCGGAAAGCTGTGTGGCAGCCCACCAGCGGGGGGCAAAAGTGGTAATCAGCAATTCTACCGCACCGCGCGTAATCGAACTTTACGAACAGCACGGCTTCACTCTGCACCGCGTAAGTGCTCGCCGGGCTATATCCAGCAAAGGCAGCACCCGAGAAACAGCGAGTGATGTTGTAGCCACTTTGGGAGTGCAGTGATGATGAAGCTGATTAATCGCAGTAAGCAATCACCTATTGGTCGCCGCGCTTGCGATGTTGCGCTGGCGGCGCACCACGCAAAATATGGCGATTACGGCAGGCAGAAACACCAGACAAATTACACCGTTGAGGTGGATGGCATGAAGGTCACCGTCGAAGTCGTCAACCGGGCCACCAGCTATGTCGCCACAGCAATGATCGGCGTTCGTAAACTTCGAAACCTGCCAGCACAGGCACACTGAATAACAATGACGGCCCCGGCTGGGGTCACTGGAGAACATCGATGGACGAAGAAGTATTTACCAGAGATGAGGCCGCCGCCTTCCTAAAAGTGGATAAAGGCACGATTGCCCAGTGGATAAAGTCCGGTCGCCTGGCTGCTACCCGAAAAAATCCACATAAGAAAAAAAGCCCATACCTGATCTGCAAAACAGACTGTATTGCGGCAGTGAAGAACCCGATCCACAATCAACCCGTGAATGCGGTTGATGTGCAGGAGGATAAAGCATGTCAATCAAACAACGTGCCGGTACGTGGCACTGCGACTTCGTTACGCCTAGTGGAAGTCGAATTAGACGGTCTCTTGGGACAACGGACAAAAGGCAAGCGCAGGAACTCTATGATCAGCTGAAAGCTGAAGCATGGCGAGTTGATAAGATGGGGGAGTTTAAGCCGCGAACGTTCGATGAAGCATGCGTTCGCTGGCTTAACGAAAAGCAGCACAAGAAAAGCCTGGACGATGACAAAAGCCGGATCGGATTCTGGAGGATGCACTTCAAAGGAATGGACCTGTCAGCAATCACGGAAGACAGGATCTTGTCGGCGGTGAGTTCGATGGTTAATCGCAAACATCGAATGAACTGGGAGGCTAAGCGGGACAGCCTGCTGCGAAGAGGTAAGCCGGTTCCTGAATTTAAGGATAAACCAGCGTCGCTGGCGACGAAGGCAACGCACCTTGCTTTCATCCGGGCGCTGTTACGATGCGCGGCCAACGAATGGCGATGGATAGCCAAAGCGCCGAACATCAAATGCCCGGTGCCGAAAAATAAGCGTATTCGCTGGCTAACCAAAGAGGAAGCGGCGAACCTGATCCGGGAGCTGCCCGAGCATATGAAACCAGTTGTTATTTTTGCACTGGCGACGGGGCTGCGCAGGTCGAACATCACAGATCTGGAGTGGTCGCAAATTGATATGCAGAGGAAGGTCGCATGGATTCATCCCGAGGACGCGAAAGCAGGAAGGGCGATTGGGGTCGCCCTGAACGAATCGGCCTGTAAGGTGCTGCGGGAGCAGCTGGGGAAACATAACCGGTGGGTCTTTGTTCACACTGAATCATCCGTTCGCCCGGATGGAACGAGAACAAAGGCGGTGCGCAAAATGCGGTCTGATGCTAACACGGCATGGCGCGCAGCGTTAAGGCGGGCGGGAATAGAAAATTTCCGTTTCCATGACCTGCGGCACACCTGGGCGAGCTGGCTTGTACAGTCCGGCGTGCCACTCAGTGCGCTACAGGAAATGGGCGGGTGGGAAAGCATCGAGATGGTACAGCGTTATGCCCATCTGGCACCGAATCACCTGACGCAGCATGCCATGCAAATCGACTCATTCCTGGCGGGGAATGGCACAAATATGGCACAAGGCGCTTTTGCTGAACTGGTGAATATCGCGTGA